CCCCACGTGATTTTGAAATGCAAATCGCTTCCCCGGGGGTGGGGTCTTAGCTTGCATAACTGCTTTACAGACAGTTACGCAAACGCAACTAATCAGTCAGGGTAAGGGATACGCAATAAGTCCACTAATTATCAAGCTATGTCCAGTTTAAGGCGTTGCTATTTAACATTTTAACCCTTACTTAAGTATTAACTATTGATATTAATTAGCTGCTACCCCTACCCCTTACGCGGCGATATGTGAGAGACTTCAATCTATTAGTTACTTGGCTCGAGTCTCAACAATCTAGCTTGTGCGTTAATCGCGCCTATTGCGTTTGAGTATTGATTGTTTCTCATAGATGCCTTATACACAGAATCAAGCCGGTCTAGCGTCTCAACTGTCTTTTGCTCCCTGCTAACTTCATATTCTTGCTTGATTATCTCGAATAATTTCTGGCGTAGGGTATCCACCTGACGCGATTTAAGGCCCCAATTATCCGCGCAATAGTGCAACATATCCAACCGGCCAAAACCCTCCCTGTGTAGCCTGTGAAGCGTCTGTATTCTCTCAGTTGTTTCTAATTTAGTAGCTTTCTTGCCCACTTCAGAAGCTTAAACAACGTATAAAGCCCACTATAAACGCTAAACCAGTAAAAAGTAGCCATACCAATAAAAAGACAATAAAAAAGGCCCGCAATTTGCGCGGGCCGGTTAATTATTCAATTAGCTGGTTAGTTTTCCTCTTCAATCGTGGTATCAACTAATCTAGTAATAGGAGTATCAGATTTAAAGATATCCCAAATATCAAGATGAATTTCGGTATCTTCATATTGATCATCTGGATCTGGTTCAGAGTAAAATTTACCATCTGAAGCTTTTTCAAAACCTTCTTCTTTGCAGTAATCAATAAGGGCTTTATGTTTTAGTTCCTCAAAAGAAAATTCCCCAGAGTAGTTATAAGTAAATGAGTCATCCGCAGAAAACTCTCTTTCCTTGCCTTGAACTATGTAGTAGTACTTCATTTGTTTGTCTTCTCCAAATAAGAAACATCTAGAACAGTTACAGGACTAAGAAAAAATCCATCATTAACCGTATTTAGAACACAGTTGTCTTTGAGTGGATCAACTGCGCTTTCATCATTGTCTACTTCTAAAAGTAGAGTGACTTTTACTTTTTTAGTCATCGGCTTTTCTTTTTCTAGTAGTGGTGAGATCGGCATTTCAGAAACAAAAATATCCCAAATATCCATAGAAACTTCTATTGGATACTCACACTCCGAATATTCTTGTAAAAAGTATTTTCCGTCTTTGTCCTCTATCCCTTGATCTTTGCAGTAGTCAATTAATACCTTTCTTTCTAATTCCTTCCTAGTGTAGTTTCCTTTGTAGTAATAGGTCGAAGCATCATCCGAAGAATCATTATTCTCCTTACCCTGAACTATATAAAAATAAATAGGTTTATTATCTTCTTGTTCTTTTCTTTCTTGATAGCGTTCTAGAAAATCTTCTAATTCGCTTTCACTAAGATCTTCTAAGGTAAAACCCTTAATTAAGCTGCTTTCAATAAAGTCAACTTGATCTTGTGTTAAGTGTGCATTATCAGCCATTAGAAGCAAACCTCCACATCTTGAGTTGTAGGAGTCGCGACCGGTTGCTTTTCCCTTCTTGCTTTAATACCAGCTAATAATTCCGCGCTGTATTCGTCATAAGTAAGGGTCTTTGCTCCCGTAACTTCTGTAAAAAGCTCAAGGGTATTAGCTTTTTTGCCTCCGATATGCCAGTAATGCAAGTCATGTGGTATGCGGTCCTCTTTCCAACAATAAACAGTAAAAAGAACGTCGTTAACGTTTGAAGGGTCCGAAATAATCCACTCGGCTAAAACTTTACCGTCACTCTGATTAGGTGTCATTAGTAGCGGTTGACCTAATTTACGGGTTAATGAGTTGTAAGTCGTTCTTACATATCCCTGTAAATGAGTACCGCAAGCAACGCCAGATAAATGTGAAACATTTTTGAAAGTAACGCGGCTAGCTTCCCAACTATCACCCCTAGCTATAGAAGGTGTAGAACCGTCACCGATTAGGGTGTATTGTTGGCCGTCAATTGGATGATTCATTTGATGTAATGCAATTGGATGAAATGAAATTAATGTTTTTTAGCTTTTAGAAAGCTAGGAAGTTGAACCGGTTTAACTACTGAATAACTACCGGTTGAATTTCTTTTTAAAAGAATTGTGGTCATGTGATGCTATGCAATAAAAAAGAGCCCTTTCGGACTCCTTAATTATATATACTTAAGTACGTATGTCAATTAAATAACTGAGTTAAGTTACACACAATTTAATAAAACCTCGCGAGCTTTATTAATAGCGCGGCCATTATCGCCATGGTAAAGACTGTTTAATCTTTGCTCAGTTCTTTGAATAGCTGACTTAGCGCGGCCGGTATCGTGGCTGTAATACTGGGTTACAGCATTTAAGAAACGATAGCAATTTTGAGGATTAACTACTTCACCGGTTGACTCATCATTAAAGGCAGTTGATTGTATTCCGTAGCCATTGGTGAAATGCTTTCTAATCGCGTGAACCTCCTTTAAATCGTCGATTTTTCTAGCTCTCTTATCCTTTAACTCATGGTCATAGATAGGAGTCGCTAGTTTTTCAGCAAATAAAGTTTCAATGGCTTTTTTAGCTCTTTCCCCAGTCAATTCGACCTTGGCTAGTTGCTTAAGATCAGAGATAACGCCATTAAACTGGTTAGTCTCCCTATTTATAATGGCCGGTAAAGCCTGAACATAAGAATTGATACCTTGAGTATGTTTCATTGAAAGGCCTTTTTGATTAGCCTTTGCATCACGAAACACCCGACCGGTAAAGCTAGACATTTGATTACAGCAGCTAAGTCTCATAGTTGTGAAGAACACGCCAAACCCTGAGCTAAGGTCATTTGAATTAAAGAAGTGAAGCCTATTAGAGATTGAATCATTAGGGCCGGTTACTTCCTTAGTTCCTAAATCGATTACTCCATACATTCTTTTTGAATCATTGAAGTTAATTAAATTAGTGAGCTTGCCTTCTGGGTACATACCTAATAGCTGTTCGGTAAAATTCATTATTGAATTTGGCTGTAACTCTCTATAAGTTTTTGAAACCTCGGCTAGGCGTGTATCAGTATCCTCTCTTACAAGTGTTTGCTTATCGTTAATTTGAACATAGCCATCAGCACCCATATAAAATAAGTCTCTTCTGACTATGTTGTAATCACAGTTGGCTTTTTTAAATGAATCCCTAACTGATTCTTGACCGGATAAATCAAAACCTAGAATTGATTCGTTACTGACTACTTTTGAACTATCGCGCCTAGCTTGCCAAAGCATAGGCTGATTTTTTGCATCATTTGCAAAGCTTGTGTTTGCTGCTAGTCCTGTTGAAAATGCCATGTGATGAAAATGTGAAATGATCGCCAGCTATCGCCGGCAAACTTAAGATAGCTGAGAAGTTGAGTTGAACTACCTAGTTAGGTAGTGTTTGTTCACATATCGTGATAATTACTTAAGTACATATATAAATAGGTATCTCTGCTTTTTGCCTATGCCCTAACCAATAATCGAGTAACTAAAACTCATAGCTTGGCCAAGTGTCGTGAAAGTGTGAAAACTTGCGCCGGCTTCGTTATGCGTGGTCACTTGCCACCGGTTCAAACTATCTCGAACGATTGTTAGCTTTGGTGGTTTTGTTTTTGTTGACATGATGTAAATTAATATCGAGGGGAAAAATGTTAATTAGTAAAAGTGTTATTTATTATAATATATAAGGAATCCTTAAATATAAACAATTAACTACAAATTAACTAAATATAATTATATTTAAGAAAATAAATGTGATATATAAAATGTAAACAAATCAAGATGAATTTATGTGTGTATGTGTGAGAAAAAGATATTGAAAGCCAACAAGACTCAGCACAAGACTCAATCTGTGTGTGAACAAGACTTTGCACAAGACTTTGCCCTTCATATTTTGTGTGTGAACAAGACTTTGCATGTCTTTATATGTTTTAGCGCAAGACTTTGCCATTACTCTCGTATCGGTAAAAAATTTAAGCTTTCGTTCTCCTGATCTCCATCACGCTGGTATTTGAATACTTCTATATCTCCTTTAATCTCTAACCCTTCATGTTCTTCAAATATAGCGTTGAGATTATCGCAAATTTCTACTGTATCCAACAACTTATGATAAACAAATTGACGTTTACCTCCCTCCTTAAATTCCATCGTTACGGTAGTGCATTCAACCACAGGAATACTAGGACGGGTATATCTAGACAATAACCTAGATAGGTGATGAAAGAAACTCACTTGTCTAACCCAAGCTGTTTGTATTCGAGAACCCGATCCATAAAAGCATTCTGGTACGCTTTCATTGGCCCCGGTCCGATATATTTCAACTCAACTCCGCCATCTACCGCAATAATCAATAACGCTCTTTCTACCGGTAAGTTCTCGCTATCGCGCAAGCAAAGACAATACGCAGCTAGCTGACAACAATAATCATGCGTCAACATTGAATTAGCTAGCCGAGATCTGCGTGAGGTTTTGTAATCACACAAGACCGGTTCATCACCATGCTCCTTAAGTGTCGCAAGTAAATCAAAAGTACCTGCGAATCCTTCGGGGTGATAGACAGCCTGTTCTTGTGCAAGAACTTGCGTCACATTCTCGTCGAACCAATCAACTAATGGATCAACGTAGTTCTTAAAAATCTTGTAGGCGTGTCCTTTGTTAACTGGTATTCCTTGCCCGTACTTTTCCAAAGTTCTGTGCGTGTAGCTGCCTCGCTCACAAGCTTGTTTAACCTCTGCCTTGGCGTTAGGTCGTTTAAGCCAGTTGAGTAATGCTTTTCTTGATTCATCATCTTTTGTTTTAGATAGCAGTGTGGTAATACCTACAAATGGCTGGTTATATCCTTCTACGGAATAACCTCTCTTATCCTTGTGTCGTTTGACTTGTCGAATAACCATCAGACTACTTAGGAAAAGGAATAACTTGTGTTAACTCTTTGTGTATAAATTCCCAAGCTGTGCAAGCTGCATTGGCTTGATCTCGATCACTCCACTGCCTAGCTTTTCTTACATCAGATGTAAATTGATGGAAATCCTCATCGTAAAAATGCGGATCACATAAATACTCTTGTGACTGGTTTTGTAAGATAAATCTCTCCATAAGTAATAAAAAGCCCCGCTAACTCGCAGGGCTAAGTAACTGAGTTGAGTTAAATCTAAGCTAATTCTGGCTTGAATGGATCACCTTCAGAATTAAATAACTCTGAAATGTCATAACCTTCATCATTTAGATCATCAAAAGCTTTTTGTATCTGCTTTTTAACTGCTGCTTGCTTTCTCTTACCACTTGCTAAAGGTGTAGCGGAATAGCGCACATCTCTGTCGCTGCTACCGGTTTTAGTCTTAGTAACCTTCATGTCATACTCTTCCTCGTTACCTTCAATCTCCTCATCTGAAAGATGCTCGATAATTGGATTAACTAGACCTGTTTGAGTAAATTCAAATATCTGAATTACCTCTTCTGCATAGTTCCAAATTGTAAAAGCGTAAAACTCTTTCTGTAATTCTTTAGGTGCTACTGCTCCTACTTCATTAGCTCTTTCTGCTAGCTCATCTTTAGATAACTTTGTAGAAGTGCGTAAATTAATCCTCTTACCACCTCCTTTTCTTTCACACCAGACTCCATAACCATGAATCATGTGATTCTGATCTCCTAAAAAAGTAATCCTTGTACCCTCTTCAGATAGATCTTTGGTGTTGAGGTATCTACTACCAGATTTACCGGTATTAGCTTGACGATCAGCGAAAGCTGCTTTTGCTTCTTGACTTAGTAAGCCCATGTGTTTGCGAGTAGAGCGTATTGCTCGAATTGTTTTGGACTCTCTTATTATACTTAATTACTTAGCTTTTACCTAATTAAGTAATATTAAGCTAATAATGTGTATCTTTCTTCGATTAAGTCATCTCCATTCTCCTTTGCTTGGCGAGCAATAATCTCGATAACCTCTGACCGGTTTAACTTAAATTTATCTGCTAGTGCTGAGACTTCATCCCAACATGAATCAGTCAAACTAAGAGTACGTTGCCTTTTAGGACTATTCCAATGATGTAACTTTTGCTCTGGTCGCATCTCCCGAGTTTTAATCTCGCGCTCTGTTGAATCTACAGACATTAGTTAGGTAGTTACTTATGTAAGTTATCTTACACAAGGTTTGGGCTTATGGCTATGCCCCACACATCTTCTTCTGCTTGACTGATTAACTTCGCAAGATTTGGTAGGTCTTGCACTATGGCTACGCCCGATACTGGTTTATTCGTTACGAGTTTTTCTATAGTTTTGGATTTCTTCTTTAGATCTGTCATATCGCTGTAGTAATCAATGTCTAGTTTGGCTAGAGCTAGACGCATATACTTTCCTAATCCTTTGGCGACAGCCTTTTCCTTCCTCGCTGGTATTGCTTTTGCGCTGGTTATACCTAAATCAACTTGACCGGTAAATGCCTTAAAAATATCGACACTATCCATTGGTGTTCCGTCTGCATTCCTCATATATTGTTTTTCTTTGAGGAGATGCGCTAATTCAGTAGGTACTCTTGGTCCTTTAGGTAATCCTTTTACTCCTTGAGATCTAGCCATAGCGACATTCACAATACCTAGAGCATGTAAAAACTTAGGACTAGGATCTCTGAGAGTATCATTGATAAATCCTGCTATTTGTGAACTATGGATAGCTGCTGTGTCGAGTACCTTCTTACCAATCAAGATAAATTCAGGTTGTGACCACTGCTTTAGGAATACTCGACAGTTCAAACTATTTTGTTTTCGACCAAAGGCTAAATTCCCGAGAAAGTCAAACTCTTCCTTCGGGGATACAGGTTTTGCAACAGTAATTGTTGGACTCATTTGACGTAAAGCTTGAAAGCTATGTAGTTACTTACGTATATATCAAAATATATCATTCACTTGATAAATGCAATACCGTGGCAGGTTATATGTACTTATGTAAGGAATAAGTTCTAATTAATTAGATTAATAAGTAGGGGGTGTCTGTAAATTATGCACTAAACTAGGTTATTTTTCTTCTAATCCCTTCTACTACAATGGATCTCAGGATGCACTAAACTCATGCACTCTTGCTTTTACCAGTTTAGTGCATTGCGACATCCCTTCCACCCCAAGCGATTACAGCGAAAAAAACTAGGTTTAGTGCCATGTTTTACACCCCTCGAACTTTTTAAATCTTTGGTCTGTAATATCTCCAACCCGGATTACCACCACCTTTCTTAGCACTACCCTTAACCCTAGCAATCCCAGTTGTAGCAGCGTTCTTCACTAAAGTCTTAGCCTCCTTTCGTATAGCTGCCTGACTAAAACTACCTGCTAACAAACCTCTTAATTCATCTAAACTAACCGCCATCGTTGGCTCGAGTTTAGTGCTTAGTATTTTGAGCATTTGATTTTGCAACTTATCTAGTTCGGTTAATGTATGTGTTCCACCGTTCATAGATACAAACTCAAAACTCATGTCCTCCTTATTACCTAAAAAAGTGAACTTCTCACCGGTTTCATTAATTCCGTTCCGATTCTTCAGAACTTTAAGGATGATGGTTGGCGCGTTGTCTTCTTCCTCTGGGCCAAACCCATTTGTCTGCTCTTTCCACATACCCCAAACTGAACTAGCTCCGTTAACTAAATAAGCAGAACCATATAAATCATTCTTAGTTACGTTTCTAGTAGCTGGAGGTTGGCCCGGTCTTTGTCTGCTCTGATCTTTCTTCAAATGATGAGTAACAACAATCGCGATATTCAATTCACTAGCTAACCGGTTCAACATATATACGTAAAGCCCCATCTCCGCGTCGTTCAAAGAAGTGCCACTTTCGCCAAAAAGAGAACCAAAACTGTCCATAAACATCACTTTTGCACCCGTTTCCTCTAGTTTTTGGCGCAATTCGGGGAACATTCCGGGATTAAAGTCCCACATCATGTGAAAGCGTGATCCATCTGGCTCTAGTCCTTGCGCTTCCCACTTATCTTGTGCGTCTGATTCTGGCTCATCCTTTTGAACAAACAAAATAGGACAAGGCTCGGGAATCTTGAAACCTCCGGCGAAATCTTTACCGGTAGTTAATGCCTCGCTCATTTTGTTGAGGAAAGCTGTCTTACCCACCCCGCCGTCAGCAGCTAATAAAGTAACGCTTCCTTTTGCTAATAGTCTGGGGATGATGGCTTCTGTCTTAATACGATTTGCCATTGACTCAGCAAATGTAGTTGACCTTTCTTTATCTCCATCAAGCTCCACTTGAAGAGTAGAAATTAACTGCGTGAAATCTTGCTTATTGATCTTCAGTTCCTTTCGCAAATTTTGCATTGCTAGAAGTCGTTGTGATGGACTCACTTCTGATTGCTCAATTGCAGTAATTGATTGACTTAATTCTACCGATAGTTTTGCACTTTTTTCTAGTAAGCCTTCAGTTAGTGCTTTGGGTGGTAATAGTTTCTTGTCTGGTTTCCATCCATACTCAACAGCTAGTGACCACGCCGCGCCCCAAGGTTTAACCGGTTTACCATTAGCTTCGGAATTAATTAGAGATGTAGCCCAAGGAATTAAAGCTCCACCATTTACCCTTTGACTACCGCGCTCGCCTGACCAATCGTTCTTTAAATCCCAAGGACTATCAACAATCCAGTCAATAAATAATTCCATATCACCTATACCCTTGATCAAACTCAAAACCAAACGACGCATCGTATCGTAATCACCCTGATTACCTAAAAATGTTGTTGGCTTTGACCCATCTCGATAGGGCCAAAAATCCATCATCTTTGTAATAACTTTCTTTTGTTCAGCAGGACTGAGATAGTCCATTGGTGTTGGTTCGTCACCATGACCTTCAACTACTTGTGTGGCTTCAACTGATTTCCATAACTTGCGAGTACGTGCCTTGATTAGCCCGACCATGATCGGGAAAGGTAACTCAGCTACATCTATATCTGTTGGTGAATAGTTCTCTTCCCACCGGTAAAACCAATTATTACCGTCGGGGTGATCACCCTCTACAACAGCATGGAATTGCTTACCACCGTTTTTCTCATATAAAAAGTCAAGTGATTTAGTAGGACCGAGGTGAGTAATAGAAAAGCCTTCAAATTCTTTTAACGCATTTTCGGGAACCTTATATAAAGCTCTAAATCTTCCCGGTCTTCCACTAATTGAAATAACGGTTGGATATTCCTTCTTCAACTGTTCGGCTGACAGACCACAAATATTTTCAAGATCTAAGGACGCGGATCTTCTAACAACACCGGTTTCATCGTCAGTTTCTTCACCATCAAAGTCAAGCCAACACAAGCGACCAACTTTTGAACCCGTCATTAAACCGGTTCCTGTAGTGCTGGTAGATCCGATATTGCGTTCTCTTAATACCTGCTCTGCTGTTAACCATTTACTACGGTCTGTCATCCATTCTTTATAAATCGGAGCCTTGCCCACGCACGGTAAAAACCTTGCGTCACCGGGCAAATTGCTTAAGGGGCCTAGATCTTTGAGTATCTCGGGTGCTTCAGTTTCCTTCAAATTTTATGTTCTCTCGGGAATCAGATAGTAAGTGCATTATTCTCCTTAAGCAAGTCATTACTTAATCAGGTTGACATTTGCTAATTAAGTATGTATGTTTAATACACGCGATCAAATCGCATCACATCACATGGAGTTCATCTAATGAATTACTGGCACGATTACTCATTACGCTTTCCCCTTAGAGAAGTAGCAGCTATATACCCCAAGACTTATCAAAAAGTTGGCGAACAACTAAGAGAACTAGGTTTAACCAGCGATGAAAAGAGTTGGGAGGAGTCCAAAAAAATTGTCAAAAAGCAATGGATCGCAACTTTGGCAGCAATGCCCCCACATGTTCAACCATATAAAAGTATGGGAGATACAAAGACATGGGCTCAACAAGATTGGACTTCAGTTTTCACAGAGATTGAAAGGTTGACACGTCTGGGCGGGACTCTGATTGATAAGGAGGTGGCGTGATGAGAATGGTTACTTGTTCAACTCGGCTATATGAGCCAGAGAATGAAAAGCTCTTAAAAATTAAAGAGGAAACTGGTACATGTATTTCCTCTCTAATAAGGGAAGCTGTTTGTGATTACCTAGAAACAAAAGAAGGGATACAAGCAAAGCAAGCCGATGACTGGTTGTTTGAAGAATATGAAGAGCCTTCTACGGAGGTATCTTCCCCATGACCCTAGACAAACGCCGCATTTTAAATGCAGCAAGACACGCATCCATTTACCAACCTGCTCTAATGAAGTCCAAAACTCTGGACTACTTAGAAATATTTATTCTTCAAAGCTGCTGTCGTTTGCAAGAGCTTTACGACAATCTCAGTAAATTCATTGTTGATCAGCCTTTAAGCGAAGAAGATCTACAGATGTATATGGCTGTTCAACAAGATTTAGCCCAAGCGCAAGCTGACATCACCACACTTACTCTTGTAAAAGAACACTTATCAAGAGTTACCGGTAATTTTGAAAAAGCTTGCAAACAGATCTCTAACGAAACTATTGCGGAGTATCTAAGGGAAGCTAAATATGAACTAGACCCTAGCGCAGATTTCCGGGCTCAGTTAGAAAGGACACTATCGCATAACATTGAGCCCCCGGAATCAGATGAATAGAGAAATCCCGCCGCAAGAATCTCGTTACTTCGCTTCATTTCTATTAAAGAAGGATGTAGAGCTAGATCAGGTCGAGTCCCTAAGTGATGATGACCTTGAAAAATTCATCGCTGAAACTAAGACCATCGCCTTTATAGATACAGAAGTAAAACGCCATAAAAAATTAATGGCTGCTTATTTCTACGAGTACGCGCTACTCAAATACCAAAAAAGAATCCGCGAGTAATTAATGGAACGATTTGTACTTTTCAACAAGCTAAAACGCTTGGGAAGATCCTTTGCCCTCGATACTGAAACTGCATTAATTCCCCACGCTTTTAATGGAAAAGGAAGTGTAAGACTCATACAGTTTTGGAGTCCTAAATATGCCTTTCATGTAGACACGTTTAACTTAACTGCATCAGATTGGCAGACATTAACCGAGTTCCTTCAAGACCCTAGATTGATTATTGTTTTCCATAACGCGAACTTCGATCTACGGGTATTACTTGCATGTGAGATTAATTTCCAAGGCAAGATCCACGACACCATGATCCAAAGCTACCTACTCAATAATGGAATTCCGGGTATTAGCCACAAGCTTATTGATGTAGCAAAAAGAGAACTATCCGTCGTCATGGATAAAACTCTTCAAGCTCAAGATTGGATGAATGCTCAGCTAAATGAAGCAGACATCGAATATGGGATGAAAGACGTTGAGTACACATATAAATGCTGCCAAAAAATGATGAAACGAATTAAGGCAGAGGATTTAGCAACGGCTTACGAGATTGAATGCCGCGCAATTAAAGCAACAATTCAGATGGAATCAACCGGTTTTCGCATGGACCGGTATGCAATGGATAAACAGGTAGAAGATCTCATAGAAACAAGTGCATCAACTAAAGCTGCATACATTGAAGACCTCGACGGTGAACTAATGGACGCGGGACACGAAGGTTTACCCCGCGAAGAAACTGGAGAATTTAACCTTAGAAAATCAACATCAGGCAGTATCAGACTCGGCACTAAAAAATATGCCGGTTATAACCCCGGATCAGCAAAGCAAACACTGGAGTACTGGAAAGTTATAGATATTCAACCAACTGACCAGACAGGTAAGCCAAGTCTTGATCAAAAATTATTAGCCGGATTTAGAGAAAGGAGGCTTGTTGATACCTATCTCAAGATGAAGAAAGCAGATAAGCACCTCCAAATGAGCAAGACCTTAATCAAACATCAAGTCGAAGATACATGGCGAATCCACTCAAGATTTAATCAAATTGGAACTTTTACGGGTAGATATAGCTCATCAGGTCCGAATCTTCAGAATGTTCCTCGCGGAGATATGCGCTATTTATTCAAAGTTAAAAAGGGAAGACTGTTAGTTGTCTTGGATTACGGAGGTATGGAACTTAGGGCTCTTTGCTCTCCACGCATTGCCCATGAAAAAGAAATGATGAATGCGTTTAATGCCGGTGTTGATATTCATAGACGCACCGCCTCACTAATGTTTGATAAAAAGGAGGTTGAAGTTACTGATGAGGAGAGAAGAAAGGCAAAAGCTTGCAACTTCGGTTGTGCGTATGGAAGTGGACCTCAAGGACTCGTTAATTATTTCGCGTCACTCGGGCAAATTATTAGCTACGCGGAGGGAGAAAAATTTCTGCAAGCGTGGCTACTTGCATATCCAAAAATTGCTGAGTGGCATAAGGAATGTCGCAACCGCGTGGATAGAGGCGAAGCAGTCAGAATGGTTGATGGCCGTCGTCGTTTTCTACATGGTGAAGCGATCAAACATACAACTTACGCGAATAATCTAGTTCAGGGAAGTTGTGCGAGCGTGGTTAAGCTGGCAATGGCCGTAATCCATGATCGATTACCGGTAATAGATGAATCGGCAAGACTCATTGCACAAATCCATGACGAACTAATTATCGAATGTGTGCATGAAAAGGCCGAAAAAGTACTCGAAATGGCTAAAAAAGTGATGGAAGAAGCCGGAAAAGAGATATTTGGTGACGAAATAGCCCTCATTGCTGAAGGGGCATACGCTGAGAGTTGGGGGCAAGCCAAATGAGTACCCCAAAATTTCAAGCACAAGACAGAGTGATGAAAGTCGCGAGAAATGAGTGCATCACTCGCTCGGGTCGATACCAACAAGTAACTGAGGAGTTAAAAATAAAAGGTCATAGATATGGCACGATTACTGACTTCATTATTAAAAAGGACAGACGCGGCAGAGCTTACTTCTATTACTACGTTATTTGGGATGACTCCAAAACAAATTCACTGCATTGCCAAAACATGCTTAGACCAGCGGAGGAAGCATGAAACCACCGGCTAATTCTCCAGTTCCGGCTTGCCCAGATTGCGGAGCTTTTTTAACTAGAGTTGTATGTACGAAAAAAGATGATAAGCAGGTAACAGTCAGAAGAAGACAATGCCTTATGTGTAGGCACAGGTTTTACACCACACAAGAATTAGCACCCCCAGAAATACCAATTGAAAATGGTCAAGTTAAGTGGGTAGGCCGAGGCAGTGAGCAACAGGTATATGTAAGCAAAACTGTTTAACAACAAGACCCTATTGGGCAAGAAACATAGCGATCAAAGTCTTTTTGCTGTAGTGGGTTCGAGTACCAGCTAGCTTCTGCAACTTCTTACTTGTTAACTGGCGAAGCCCATTAACATAACCGGTCCACGGATCAGGTGAGCGATAAACAAAGTGTTGACCGATTGCGTCCAAGAACTTCACCGTATAAAGTTAAGCTAACTTACTTAAGTTATAGCTTGGAAGAGTCACCAAGGACAACGGTAATAAGAATGCTTAGGAAGTCAGTTAGCTTGGCAACCGCTGGCGAGATTCATAGAGCAGTGAATTTTCTGGAGGGAGCTAGGAAGATAAGAAAAGGAAAAAGCAAATTTAGAAGCGCAAAAAGGAGAACTAAATTCGAGCCAGAGGTGACATTACGCGATTTATAGAGTATAAGAAGATACAAGTACCATGTTCATATGTAATTATGTATACAATGTGTAGGTAATTTGCACATACATAATTTTTACTTATATTGGATATTATTTATTACTAATTAGTTGAAAAGGATAACTGTCAATCTAGAAGAGTACCTTCATAAAAAAATGAAAGTCCTTGCAGCACAAGAGGATTCAACCCTTAATGATGTTATGATTGAGGCAGCTAAAATGTTTTTACAGTCGAGATGTAAAGACAGTTCTGATGGCTATATTCAGTAACGTACATTTGCACAGTTGTCTATCTAGTTAATATATTTTCGCTAGATTTAATTTCCTATGTGTCAATAAAAGACGTTTTAATATCTTTAATTGAGGACTACAAAAAGGTTAAATACGCAATTCCACTTCGGTCACGCCAGTCGGATTTGCCACAACCTTTAAAACAAACTCAAGATAAATTTCTCGAAGACGGGTATCAGGAAGAGATACAGCGTGTTTCCAAAAACCGGGCTCCCCCATCAACTTTGCCCTTTCTTTCAAAATAGGAGACTCAGTTAAAAGCAAAGCGGTAAGTTTCTCTTTCTTTCTCTCGATAACATCCTTTAAGTCAGGATCATCAAGTTTCGTCAAATTATCAATCTCACTACGAAGCTTGATTACTTCTACCGGTTCGGATTCAGTTAAACCTGCTAGTTCTTTTGATCGTTTAGCTAACGCTGCATTAATAGCTTCTACAACCATTGTTGCCTTAACTCTTTTTTGATATAGACCACACTTAATAAAGTTGCAGCGTAAGGCATAAGAATGTGTTTCCTTCTTACGCGGTAAGTAGGCCAAACGATGATTGCAATCGGAACAAGTGACTAAACCAGTAAGAAGTTTATGTTTGATTTTTGAACTGCTACCCCATGCCTTTACATTAAACTCCATGATCCGTTTAATAGCGAACCAATCTTCATGTTGAATTAAGGGTTCATGTAATCCCCAAATAACCTTTTCATATTCATAACCACTAACTTTTACAAAACCTATACCACCTCTCAAAACAGGGTTATAAAGCCATTTTTTAACGCTAGATATTCTGGTTAAAGGAATATCCTCAAATTCTTTGAGTGCGGTATAAAGCCTATATCCGTTATTTTTTAATACTGCTAAAAACTGCTTTGCTCTTGGTCCTTCGACTGGATGAATTTCTAAGCGATCTTTATCACCGTAGTTAACTCTGTGATAACCCCAAGCTATTTTTCCTCTCGGTATCTTTCCGTCATTCCACCTTTGATCGAGAGCTTTCTTTACTCTCATACTCAACATCTTGCTTTCCATCTCAGCGAGACTGGTAGAGATCCGAGACATTAAGAAACCGGTGGGGGATTCGGTATCTATAACTCCTGTATCAATTGTTCTAATCTGGACGTTCTTTTTTGACGCTAGAACTAAAGCAGCATCGACAAAAGCCGCGTCTCTTCCAAGCCGATCAAATCTCGTAACAACAATTTCTTTAACTGCTTTCTTATCAATTAACTGAAGTAATTCGTTGAAAGCTTGTCTGTCATTACTCCGGCCACTTTCAACATCAGTAAATATCTTCTGAACACCCGCAGATTTCAAGCGACTCTTCTGAGTTTCTAAAGCAGATAACTGTTCTCCAGCGGAAGTGCTAACCCTCGCATAACCAACGATCTGAGAGAAGAAAGTGTTTGACATTACATCTTCTTATGGTAAGAATACTTATGTATCTACTTATCAAATCTAGTTTCTTGCGTCGCCTTCTGTAAAACTTGTCCTATGAACAGTTAACTGCAAGGCGACAGAGATAAATAGAAGTGATCAGTAGATACGTATGTTCTAACGTATAAGTCAAGTGACCGCATCTTTATCATCTTCTGATGATCAAAAACTTTTAGAAGGTATTTCTAACGTTGAATTCTTAAAAGAGAACCTGCATAAGCGTTCTGACAATTTCACACCAACAGCCAAAGATAAAGAAAAAACAGATAAAATCCTTTATCACATAAAGATTGCGCTTAATCTCAGCGAATCTTAAATGTCGGAAGATGGACTCGGGTAAGGAAAAGGAATCTAAAAGTGAAGATGAGAAATTCTCAGAGAAAGTCAAAGACATCTTCCTTCAGCTAACTAAGGAACATGATCAGATCAAGTCTCAACTTCATGGCAAGACTTCAGACGAACCCGAGGAAGACCAACCGAGCTAAATTAAGCTAAAGTAAATAGGTAACTATCACTTATCTTTGATGGATGCCGTACAAGACCCACAAGAAAAAGAAGAAAAAGCCCTACCCGAAAAAGAAAAGAAAAACCTGATTCAAAAGATTCAATCCAAAATACCGGATAGAAATGAACAGTTTGAATATTTTGGTCTCGGAGTGCGTTTTTTGGTAGTCCTTTGGAGCGGCAGTCTCGTAACTTTAAATTACCTACCAAAGATTCCCGGCCTAACAAGTGGTGAAAAGCAGGATATTACGTTCCCGGCTTCGCTCCTATCTTCTTCCCTACTTTCATTTGGATTAGAGAAGTCTGCTAAGAACAAAGAAAGTAGTAGTAGTTCAAATGGCAAGTCAAATATAAAAGCAGAATTAAAAGAGCTATTAGAGATAATCAAACTTGCACAAATGCAGGGAGACGTTAAACCTGTTACTCAAGAACAGCGCATAGATCCAATAACAAATAAAATAGTTGATCCTCAGACAGGCCGCTTGATTCCATGAAACGCTTACTACTTCTCTTCTTTCTAGCTGCTCCAGCTAGTGCAGACATCTCAATTAAACACACAGCCAGCACAAGCTTGAGTGTTGGAGGGGCACAGGTTCATTCTATTCGGGTTCCATCGACGTACGCTGTGTCAGGCAATAACATGAAAGTTACGACTGGTGAACACTTCGGCAAGCTGACGGCCCCAACAGCCACAGCAGCAGCAATCCTTGATGTAGGTGCGTACGAGATGAATAGTTCGGGCAGTAGCTTCAGTTTCGAGGAAAGTTATATCCAAGGTGACGCTATCCCTGCAATAGGAAGTGGGGTGGATGTCTCTTCGGGGGTGGTTACAGACATGCCTGCTTTCGGTAATTCCACAGTGGTTTCAGGAGGTGTTGCTGGTTCTCTTGCTGGAACGGTTACAAGTGCGGGAGTTGTTACTGTTACTGCTGGAGGAGCAGGTACAACTGGGGTGGCTCAATATTCATCAGAAATTACCGTTAAATGATACTTAATGAGTAAAATATATAAGTTATTACTGCTTATATCTTTTGCAGGAACTAGCGTTTCTGCTGTTCCCGTGGTCCCCACATTTTCTACCGGGACTCTAAACAGCAGACAAGAAACTAAAACTGTGGTGACGGAAACTATAACTTCTGTAGATTATCGTTCAGGCTATGAATATGTAGTCTCTGGACATAACATCGAACCACTAGATACAAGTGTTATTTCACCTAAAGCTGCCATAGGCACACCTCAAACTGTTGACAACATTACTTTCACATGGACATCAGTAGATGTAACACCAGCAAACAAACCAGACTGGGCAATAAAAACGGCTGGCGAAGCTTTTTCATTCACAGAAACTCTGACACAACCATCGCTGCAAAATATAACCACAATAAACAGAACTACCACCACAGACTCTATAGTGGAATCGGTATCTGTCTTTACTCAATAACATTTAGTCAACCAGTATTTGCAAACGCTACGACAATAGCTTCTCCAAGCGCAACATCACAAGGCTCGGTGATAAATCAAGGTATCCAAGTTCAAAATGGTAGTTTTATGTTTCAAGAAGTAGGTGATGGAATACGTTGCAGTGGCACGACTCTTACCATTAATCCCTTCATATCTAAAGTCAATACTTGGAAAGATCCATTTGAACCAACGTACCAAGAAAATGTATACGATGACAGTACAGATGATGATGGTAATTTATTAAATCCTGGGGGAATTTTATTCACTAAGCCCGTTCGGACTGGACAAGCTCGTAATAATCTAAGTTTTAATTACGGTATCACCGCCACGATAGCAGTACCACTAGATCGTCGCATGACCAATAACTGCGTGGCTGCGATGAATAGCAGAGTAAAGTATTTAAATCAAGCCTACGCAACCAAGAAGCTAGATTACTCTCTTAGCCGTCTCAAAGTATGTGCCGAGCAAATGAAATTGGGCGTGATGTATGCAAAAGATAGTCCTAGTTATGTTGTATGCGAGGACGTGACCCTGATTACGCCTCCCAATCAGTTAATAGATCACAAACATTCTATTTCCGAAGATCTCTCTGTTCCTTTCTCCTTTCAGAAAGGGACTTTACAGGAGCCTTCTTCCCCCGAATAGCTAATAGCTTTTTAGTGATCTTCTTAGAAAAACTTTTAATCTTTCCTTTTAGCTGTTTCTGAAAAAATCGAGATAGTGGCTGTCCCACCAAAGTCACACCAACAACAGAGGTGATAGCTATAGCGGATGTATTTACTAGGACAGTCGGTTCTGGACTGTAGTTACCTGCTATATCAACCGCGCTAAGACCCTCCCAAACAATCTCACATTTACCGGTAAGTTCATCTCTTTTATATCCTTTTACAAGTGCTAAACCTCCTTTGCCCATGCTTCCTATAGGGCTGTTTTGCATTTGATTAACAGATGGGCATGGGATTATATCTGCAATAGAGTTAACGTTAAGTTGTGAAGTATTTAAGTTGCTTTGACCTACATCGGTATCTCCCTTCTCGTCATTTTTGCTATCCTCTTTTTCCACTTTCTTTCTCTTGTTCCCTTTTGAATTAACAGGAGGAATAGGAGGAACGATTTCTGGTTCTTCTTCTTTTACTGGACCAACAACAGATAATCCCTCCCAATCAATAGCCATGCTTTCAAGGGTTGGTACGTTCCCGTCGCAAACATAAAAATTTCCTTTCGGATCTGAAGTTACTAAATTCTTATTTTTTAACGTCCTAGCCCTTACACATCCGGGCATTTGAATGATTGGAAACCCTACATTGTCAGGTACTTTTTGCTTTAAAGTTCCCAAAACTTCTAAATTAATTGAAGCAGTTGGTATCTCTCTTATTGGTATCTCTTCAATCGAAATATCTTCTATTTCCACTTAGCAGTCATTCCATTGGTCGGCTATATTTTCGCCTAGCTTACTTGCAGCTTTACGGCTTTGGCCGAACCATAACGCAGAAATAACTGGACCTACCACAGGCAAACTGGCAAGAGCCGGAGTGACGTACATCGTATTACCGGTATCTGAAATCATCTGAGCATTCCCCTTTGCCATCGAAGATTTCTCAATACATTCAATCTGTTTGGCCGTCAGTTTGCCACCTTCACCCTGCGGGTAGATAGCAAATTGGGCAACTGATTCTTTATGTGAGTATTTTGTTTTAGTTTTTCCCGAGAAAGTAGGAGATGTTTCATCTGTATAGCTCAACATCGTCTTAGGGTCATGTTGACGAGAACTTAA